GAATCAAATGGATCAAGTGAATTACGAAATGCACTATTTGAATCTACATTATTTGGAACAGGTATAGTTAAAGGGCCATTTAATTTTAATAAAACTTTAGCTAAGTATGAAGTAGATGCTAGTGGTAAAAGAACTTATAAACCTTTGTCTGTTAGAGTTCCTAGAATTGAGTTTGTAAGTGTCTGGGATTTCTTTCCTGATCCAAACGCTACAACTATAGAAGAATGTGAATATACTTTTCATAGACATAAATTAAATAGATCTCAACTTAGAGCTTTATCAAAGTTACCTTATTTTGATAAATCTCAAATTAGAGAATGCCTTGTAATGGGGCCAAACTATGAAGAAAAAGACTATGAATATGAATTAAAAGATGATCAAAGAGATCAAGAGTATGGAGCAGGTTTATATGAAGTGCTAGAATACTGGGGAATAATGGATGCCCAGTATGCAAGAGAAGTAGGAATAGAACTCCCTGAAGAGGTAGATGATCTTGACGAAGTTCAAATTAATGCGTGGATTAGTAACGGCAAGCTTCTTCGTTGCGTTATTAATCCTTTCACGCCCTACAGACTCCCATATAATGCTTTTCCTTACGAAAAGAATCCTTATAGTTTCTTTGGAATTGGCGTAGCAGAGAATATGGATGATAGCCAACAGATTATGAATGGTCATGCAAGAATGGCTATTGATAATCTTGCGTTAAGTGGCTCTATAGTTTTTGATGTTGATGAGTCTGCTCTTGTAGGTGGTCAATCAATGGAGGTATATCCCGGAAAAGTCTTTAGAAGGCAAGCAGGAATGCCCGGTCAAAGTATTTACGGAATGAAATTTCCTAACACATCAAATGAAAATATGATGATGTTTGATAAATTTAGACAGCTTGCAGATGAACAAACAGGTATACCTAGTTATTCTCATGGTATGACAGGTGTTCAGAGTATGACTAGGACTGCATCAGGTATGTCAATGCTTCTAGGTGCAGCATCGCTTAATATTAAAACAGTAGTTAAAAATTTAGATGACTATCTTTTAAAGCCTTTAGGAGAAGCTTACTTTCAATGGAATATGCAATTCTTTGAAGGTAAATTAGCTACAGAGGGTGATTTAGAAATTAATGCAATGGGTACAAATAGTCTTATGCAAAAGGAAGTTCGTAGCCAACGATTGACTACATTTCTTCAGACTGCACAGAATCCTGCTATTGCACCGTTTGTTAAGATTTCTAAAATTATTAGTGAGCTTGCTTATAGTCTTGATCTTGATCCTGATGAAATACTTAATGATCCTGAAGAAGCAGCTATTATGGCACAAATTATAGGAGCGCAAAATGTTGGACAAGGAGTTGGCAGCGAAGCTATCGCCCCTAACGCAGAACAAGGAGCTATGGGCGGCATTCAAGGAACACCTGAACAACCTCAAGACCTTGGAGTTACAGGCACTGGTGGTGGCAACATCGGAACAGGAAATGTTCCGCAAGCAGGGGAAAGTGAATTCTCTGGATAATCTTATGCGTTTAAAAAATCAAGTATCAGAAGCAAGAAATAGAGGAAATAATAATGCATGATGAAAAATCTCTTTTAATTATGAAAGGTAAAGAAGTCGATGCATTAGGCAAAGACATGATAAAAGATATGAAAAAAAGAACTAAAAAAGCTAAAGGTGGTGAGTTTCCTGATCTTAATAAAGATGGTAAAACAACTTACGCAGATGTATTAAAAGGTAGAGGAGCATTTCAAGAGGGTGGCTCAATGCTTATGCCTCCTGAAATGATGGAAGAAGATATGCCAGTAGATACTTATCCTAATATACCACCAGAAGAAATGGCAGAAGTAGAAGCCTCTCAACTTCCTGATAATGAGATGGAAGATAGTTATGTAGATTATATAATGGATGAATCTTTAGATGAGTCCGATCAACAGTATTTAATGCAAGCTTTAGAAGATGATCCTAAATTATCTGAAATTATGGATAAGATTATTGTTAAAGCTTCAGAATTCTCAGGTGAAGGGGAAGTAGATGGCCCCGGCACAGGAGTATCAGATTCGATACCTGCAAGGTTATCGGATGGTGAGTTTGTTATCACCAAAAAAGCAACTGACCAAATAGGCGCAGATAATTTGCAGAAAATGATGGATGATGCAGAACGTGCTTATGATGGAGGGTTGCAACAAATGGCATTTGGAGGTCTTACTAATGATCCTATGCAAGATGAAAAGCAGACAGATTATATGCAAGGTATAATGAATACGGAAGAAGAGATTAAACGACAGATGATCCGATCTAACCGTACTCCAAGTGTTTATGAAAACTTACGATAAAGCTACTTCCGATTGGAACCCTTTATTATTAATTAAAATCTAACAGGCCACCTTAAAGTTTCAAGACCCTTTAGTATCTAGCTAATACTAGAGCCACCTTGAAAAGACTTAAAGCCCCTAGAGGAGAGTGACTATGGAAACTGTAGAAGAAACACCTAATCCGTATAATGCAAGAAAAGAATGGCATACTCCAGATTCTT